CTAATTATACAACTGTAGAAGAGTAACGGTGGCTCTCTACAGTATCATACACCGGTTGAGGATTTGTCACCCTTATGAGCATGACAACAGAACAAGCTCTTGCATACTGTACGCAGAGCGAAGATAAAGTAGCTGATTCAAAGACCCCATCAGTTGAAGAATCTAAATCAGAAGATATTAACGTCGATACTCCTAATGAAGTTGCTACACCTGCAGAGAAGGAAGTTCCTCCTGCAACTAATGACGGCGAACATCCGGCAGAAGAAGTTAAAGGAAGTGATGAGCCTAAGGCAGAAGCTCCGAGTGTTGAAGAGAAGACTAACAAAGAAGAATCACATCCAGATCATAAAGCTCAGCGAGACTATGCATTCATTAAGCAGAAGAAGAAGCTGAAAGATCTTCAAGAACGTTATGACCGTGATACTTCTGAGAAAGACAAGCGCATTAAAGAACTGGAAGAAGAACTCAATAAGAGAAAGTTGCTTACTTCAGAGAACTTTACTAAGGCAGACGGTTCAAAGGACATTGATGCATTCGTCAACTGGAAGGCACAAGAACAGAATCTAAAGCAAGAAGCAGACCGATTGAAGTCTGAATTGACTAACGATCAGCGTGCCTATCAGATGGAGATGGATAGAATCAATACTGAACGTTGCTTCCAAGGTAAAGAACTAGAAGATTACAACAATCTTATCATACGTAACGGTGCAGGATTTGCTGATGCAATCCATGAGAAAGATAAGACAAATGTAGTATTCAAGTATCTGGACACTGTACAAGATTATCCAATCGTTCTACGTGAGTTGATGACTAACCATAACAAGTGGTTGCCAATGATCTTCCGTAGCACAGATCCTGAATCACTCAGACGCAATACCGCAAAGGTTACTGATTTGATTCTCGATGAATACTACGACTCAAAGAAGAACCCAGTTCACAATGAAGTAAATACTCAACCCGCTGCTGTACCGCAACCGCCTAAGGCAGCACCTGCTATTCCCGTCATTGGAAAGCAAATATCTAACGCTGGAGCAACAACCTCAAATGAAGGTTCCTTGCTTGCTAGCATCAATTCAATCAATGCTTATCTAAAGAAGAATAAGCGACATTAAGGAGAATAAATCATGGCTAATGATATTAAGACAAATCGTAGAGCAGAACTTGTTCTTATCCGTTCTGCTGAAGCAGCACCTTATCTTACTGTTGGTTCAAAGAACTACTGTAAGGACCAGCTTGTTGGCAAGCGCAATGGTCAGTCCTATGAATTCGTTATTCGCGACTCTGGCGAATACGTTGAAGGTATGGACATCTCCAACACTGGTTCTGAAGACGTTATTGAACGTAAGGTTACCAAGACTGTTCGTATCGGTAACGTTAAGGTAGAGACTAACTTGCTCGAGAAAGTTACTGACATGAACTGGGACAAGGAAGTTGCTGAACCGTACGGCGAGAAGGTCGCTAAGGGCCTTGTTGGTTCTGTTCTTGCTGATGACCTCGGCTTGCAGAACACTGCATTCGTTGGTACTGGTTGGCTTCCACTCTTCAAGGCATCTAACTTCCTTGAATCTATCTCTGGCGAATCTCAGTACGCATTCGTGGATCCGATGGTAGAATCTGTCATGCAGTCTAGCGGTAAGGGATTCACTCCTGCTGGCGACGTTGAACCACGCTTCCAGAAAGGACTTAAGGGTAAGGTTGGACAGGCTGAAGTTCGTGCTCAGCAAGGTCTCCCAACTCTTGAAATCTCTGATGAATTGGCAGCTGAATTGGCATCTGCTACAGTTACCTCTTACGCAACTGGCGCTGACTATGATACTTTGACACTTAACGGTGTTACTGAAGATATTCCTGCTGGTACTCCGTTGTTCATCAAGGGCGTCTATGCTACTGACCTTGTTGGTGTGAAGACTTCTGCACCGAAGGCATTCATTGCTATTGAAGACGCTAAATCTGGCGTAGTTAAGGTCCGTAAGACTGACTTCGTTGGTAACGGAACTCGTGAAGCTTGCGACATTGACGGTGACAACATCGTTCTTTCTGACCTCGCTTCCAAGAAGCTCGCTAACCCAATCAAGGCTGGTATCTACTACACTGGTATCTTCCGTGTTAACGGTGCCTTTGAATTTGACGCACTTCCGGAATTGGATTGGTCTAACGCAGAATCTCGCGTAACTTCTCCGGATGGAATTACGCTTCATACTGGACGTGCAGTTGACGTATTTGCTGGTACTAACAAGACCCGCTTTGCTATCGCTGCTGTCGCCGGTATTGTTGAACCTCGTGGATGTGCATACGTCTGCATCAAGGACAACACTGCGAACCTCATCGCTCAGTAATCAAATACTGACATCCGAATAGAACTTAGCCTCTAGAGTAAATCCCTAGAGGCTTCTTTCTACTTTGAGAATAGTTCAATGTAAGGTTCAGGTCGCAGCCATCGTTCATTAAGTACTTTATACTGATGCTGGATAATCTCCTTATAATGCTTAGTCGCTCGGTTGACGATATACTCAATCTTATTAAAGTCAGCGTCATTTGGAATGATCTGCATAGGATGAGCAACCTTCATATATTCTCCTACATCGGAGCAAAGGCATACGCGACCAACAGCAGCGCATTCAAGATACTTGAGATCTGACTTACAACGATTGAATAGATTATCCTGTAGTGGCGCAATGACGAATTTAGACTTCAGAGCATGCTTTGCGAACACTGTTGGATAAGCATTTATATCTACCCACTTACAGACGTTACGTGAGCTTGGAAGGAACGTTGGATTGGTTCCAAGGACATTTACTTCTTTGTTACGTAGATACTTTACAAATTCAGGCGTAAAGTCACCGTAGCTATCTGGTGACCAGTGAGTTGCTGAACCAGCATAGAAGAAGCTGAGATTTGCTGATGGTTCATAATAATCAAATCTCCAACGGTTGTACTCTAGACAGTTCTTCATTACGACAGTATTCTGGTAACCAAGTCTATGAATAGATTCAGCAAGTTCCTCAGTCGAGACAATTACCAAATCAGCAAGCTGTCCGAGATATTCTCTCATGTCAGCGTTATTCTCTTTCCATTTGATGTTGCATCTATTGTATGCAGGTGGTTCTTCCCAAAGGCAGTCATCATAGTCAATCGCTATCTTTACGTTATTCTTCTTCTTGAAATCAATAAGTACTTTGAATACATCAGCGTTGCATACTCTAGCAGTCCATACCCACTCGCCTTTATTGCCACTGAACAGCAAAGGTGGTGCTATGTTGACCTTCGTAAAGTTATACATTGCTTGTGCAGGATAGATAAGTCTATAATATCCGCATGCTTTATTATCCATTGGTACTACATTTAACTTTGACATTAGTGTCTCTCCACTTTGTGTGATGAATATTCCGAATAGTAATCTTCTAGTTCTCGCTCACAGTGTTCAGTGATTGAGTCTTTCTTGTGCTTCTCTTTAATCTTATCAGTATAGTAATGACAAGCAGCAGTAAATCCTATACGATAAGCGTATGAATAGATCTTTCCTTTCTCAGGGTCAAATCCTTGGATTGCTTGCAGGAGTTCCCAGTACTGTTGCTCTAGTAGCTCCTCTCGTTCAGCGATAGTCTTGTTCCTGAACTTTACGTGATACTGTACTATTAGACAGATAGTGAGAATGTATATTCCATAACGATCATTCTCATCATCAGTCAACCTTTCATTATTCTTCAATTTGAGCACAAGCGTCTCGAAGTCATCATTGTCAAGGTCATAGTACTTTACGTATTCAGGATCCTTGTAACTGATGTTACAGCGGCGTCTTCGCTCAATCTTTCTCCATCGTGGCAGCCTCATATTGTTATACCTCTCTATAACTATTTATTCTCTTCTAATTATTGATTAAATCATACAGCTATGCTTAGGAGATAAGAATATATGATTAACGATTTAAATGAAGTAAATTGGTGCTATCTCCTTGACCCAACATTCGAGTTGATAAATTCCGCGGGTAAGCCGCTAACCGACGGTTGGATTGAGGTATACATTCATGGTACTAGAAGTAAGTACTACTGCGCGTCCGACTTTGATGGTACGCTGCATCCTTTCAAGATTCCATTAGATTCTCTTGGTGCTAACATCGTATTAGCATCGCCTGCTCATGCTTATGACGTATATGTCTACAACAAGTATGGCAGCTTGGTCATGTCAAGATATAATGTAGTTCCTGCTACTGGTGACGCAGAAGTCATTACTGACACTACAGTCATTACCTCCAATGATGGTACAGTTCAGGTTGCTTCTTCTGACCAGACTAACTGGGATCTTTCTATCGCTGACACAATAGCTCCTGTAACTGCTGACGTTGATGAACACGACAGACAGATTACTCAGATTGAACATGACATC